AACTCTTGTTTTAAATCTGCCATAATTGTTGTTTCTAAATATTTTTGTAAGTTATACCGCTTGATGCTTTTATACCTCTTTCGTAAACTCTACTTATAGTATAATAAGAAGTTTTATAGTTTATATATTTTGACCTTTCTTTGGCTATACGTTTAGCGTCTTTAAGGTTTTGAGCATTAAATGTATCTACTACAGTAACACCATCAGAATAAAAAACATTGTAAATAAAATTTTCCATAATTGTCATAATTTTGAGCTAATATCTAAATACTTTTTTTATTAGCAAAATTTTTTTTATCGAATTGCATATTTTCCGTAATTAGGTCTAGACAATTTATTGTACGTTCCGTATCTTATTGCATCGATGCTGTGGTTATTCATATCAACAGGCTTGTTCAAAATATTGCCGTTCTTATCTTCTTGCCATTTGTAATTTCGAAATTCTTTGATTGTATTTATACTGTCTCTCGTTACGAATAATTTGTAGCGTTTTAGCGTATCAATACCTATATTAATCGAGTCTCGACCTTTAGTTGCTAGTTTTATATTCCAACCGAATCTATATATTTCTTCTACAGATTTCGGCTCTGCGCTATCAGCAAAAATTTCATCTCTCCTGCCTAGGCCGATTGCTTCGAGTTGTTTCGCGATGTCTTGATTCGTCATTCCTGTACGGTATATAAACTCTTTAAAGTATAGGCTAGTGTCGAACTTCCAAATACCTATCAAAGTTGTTGGGTCATTTGTATAACCAAAATCCATACCGTATGACAAGAATGTAGCTTCTTGCGGTATTGTTTCGCAGATATGCGATGCAAATATTAGACTCCTTGCTTTGCCTATTTGTCCTAATCCGTAAATTTGCCAATAGTTATCGTCTGTATCTTTGAGCCTTTTAATTTCGTCTTTTATAGATTGTTCTAAAAAAGGATTGTCGTTGAAAGTTGTAATGTAGAAATCAGCATCGTCTCTAGTTTTAACTTGGTCGTAAATCCAATGAAACTCATCAGATGGGTTGTAGTCTAATATAATTTTTTCTTTTGTTCTGAAAAGCAACTGCTGCCAATCTTCAAATGTTAAATCGTTAGCCTCGTTGATAAAAAGCAAATCACGCTTTCGGCCTCTAACTTTTTTCGGCTCGTCAAGAGATATAAATTCTACTAAGCAATTCCACAGCAAATATTCCGAGCTGCTTTTATTGTGACAATCCTCGCTATACATATTGTAGTTTTTTAGTATGTCAAGAAAATCACGCATAACAGTAGCACGTAGAGAGGGAAAAGTTTTGCGGCAAATTGTTATGACTTTTTTACTATTGCTAGGTGCGTAGAAAAAAATAATCCAAATAAGTATATTGTAAGTCTTGCCTGAACGAGTGCCGCCCTGTTCAATCGTTATTTTTTTTGTCGAATCTAGTAAGTGATCGCAAACTACGTTAGTCTGTATTTTTGTTTCTAACAATCTCTATTTTTATATTATTCGGCATTCCGACAGAGCCTGTTAATTCTTGGCGTTCGTAATAGCCTCTTTTTTTGCCTTTCGTTTTTAAATAAAATATTGTTGCGGCGGTATTGCCTGATTGTATTTGTTTGTGCAGTTGACTCTCTGCGAAATCTAAAGCTATATCAGATATGCTTTCAACCTCAGCTCTAAATTCATCATCTTTCATATACTTGTAAAACATAGTTCTTCCGATACCTACTTGACGACAAGCTGTAGTAACTACGCCGAGAGATTTTTCTAAAGCTTCTAGCAGCGCCTTTTTTTTATGTTCACTTTTGTTCATTTTTCGATTAGTTTTAAAACATAGTCCTTAACTATTTTTGTGTGGTTTTCTGTATTGTGGTCGAATAAAGTTACGTCAAATTTATTTATTATATTATTTATTTTTGTGTCTTTAGACTTTTTAAAGCTTTCTGTTTGACTATCTTTTCGGTTTATATGCCTTTGTGCCTTAATGTGTTCATCTGCTCTTAAAACGATTTTCTCGCAGTTTATTTCGTAGAATAAGCTTGCGTTGAATAACCTATCACCCTCGAAAATAAAAGTGCCGTTCTGAACTTCTTTGACTAGTTGTAAAAATTGCGGCTGTACCGCCATTGACAACTTATCTGTCCCGCTGAACAAAGACTCGTCATATATACCTATAACGTATAAATTTTTTTTTCGATCGTACAGGCCTCTTACTAAGCGATATTTAAAAGTATTTAGCGGCATCAAATCTTTAATTATTTCTCTCATAAGAGTCGTTTTGCCTGTAGCTGGCTCGCCGCCTATTGCTATTATTTTTTTAGCCATTTGTATATTTGAGATATTAAATAAGGGTATATTACTAAGCCGTCTTTCCAACCGCCGTTTAATATTATGTTATTGCTATTAATTTTAACTAACATACCGCCTCTTTTATTTTTTATATTCATAGGCCTTGCGCCGAATACTATATGGTCAGGTTCAGTTATGCCTAGTTTTTTTAAGCGTTTTTTACTTTCGCTAATATAATAATTTTGTTTTTTTATATAGTTATTGTGTTTAATAGCTGTGCTATCGCCGTACCATATGTAGCCATCGTGCCAACGCATTATTTTCTCGTGTGTGTAAGGCCGAAAAGTATTTATATAATTTTCATATCGCCCGCTACGCCCACCAAGAACACCTGATAATCGTAATTTAGACTCACGCATAAAGAATCCGTGACCTGTCAAAGCGTCTAAATGAGGCAATTTAAATAGCTTTTTAGCTTGTAAGCCTGCGCAGATTATGTTCATACCCTTGTAAAAATTTTGCGCAGTTCTAACGCCCTCTTTCGTAGCCTCTAAAACTTCTTCTGCAATGCAGCCGGTTTTCAAAACTTCTGGTATAGGCAAGTGGTACAAATATTTTAACTTTTTTTTCTGCTCATCTAAGTTTTGATACGTGAAAAAACATCGATCTTCAACTTTATAATTGTCGTGTATCCAATCAAGAGAATCTTTGATGTATGAAACGTCTTTAAGCCAAGTGTCAGAAAATAAATTTTCACTTATTTTAGAAGCAGCAAAGGGCAGTTGTGCCTCGAATATTCTATATTCAATGTCGTGATTATCAAAACTTTTTGCAAGCATACTACCTGCGAGGCCTGCGCCAACTATATTGTACATTCTTTAGCTCTTTTTTTTAAGTGTTCTATGTCTTGACCTACTTTATATTTATTGTGGCGATAAGAATGATACTTACAAAGCAAAGTTTCGACCTCGTTTATTCTAAGTCCTTTGTTGTTATTGTGCGGTGATTTTAAATCATTGAAACCTGTAAGCATCAGCAAGGTATTGTCTATTAATTTATTGTACAGATTTGTGTCTTTCAACAGCTTAACATCCTCAGGGTAATTATTTATCATTAATAATCCTTTAAGCGGGAATGTATATGCTTGTCTAAAGTCTATTGAGTCGAAATCAATGTCTAGTCCGTAGCAACAACTCATCAAATCCATAAACTTCCAAGCTGCCCAACTTCCAAAACCTTTTATCGACCTTATTTTATCAAATACAACGTCACCGCGCTGTGTAAAAAATTCATCTATATCAGTTCCAATAAAAGCACGATTTATATTATTCAAATAATCTTGCGCGAATCTTTTAGACTTTCTACGCTCTGTACCGTACTTAACTTTGTCGATTGTATTTTTTTTTAGAATGACTTCTAGTTCTGAGTAGCTGTCGTATATTACAAGTTTATGCAAAATCCATTTGAACATTTGTTTTTTTGTCCATTTGTACTCTTGACAAGTGCGTCGTATAAAAATATAATCAGGGTCTATGTCGCCTGTTTCGATTATTTGTTTCGAGAACTCCTGAAAAGTTAGCATCAATTTATCGCGTTTCCTTTTTCTCTGCGTTTTGCAATTTCAGCCTCTTGATCGGCTGTGCTACAATATTGCATATTGTGCCGGTAGTACATTACAAGCGATACCCTTTTGGCGTTTTCATCTATTTTAACTATAGGCGTATTACCGTGCCATTGATGAACATCAGTAAGAAGCAGATCGCAGTTTTGCAAATCAAAAGCTACACCCCATTTCGGAATAACAAAATATCCGCCTGTAAACCTACCGTCACGTAGCGCAACTAAATTACCGAAACCTTTTTCATAGTCGCCTTTGTCTGTATGCACCGCTGTTTGCCAATTAGAATTTACAGTAACTGTAGTAAAAGAAGTATCTCGTATCACAAAATCTTGTGTTGTGCTATCTGCGAGGCCTCTTTGTAAAGCGTAATGTTCAGGCATTAACTCCTTGTATTTTGTGTCTACGAGTTTTATAATAGGATACGCCTTTTTAAATTTGTCAAATTCTTTTTCATTAAAAGCCGTTTGCCTACAATAAGGAAACCTTGAGTTGCGATCAAAGTAACCTATTATCCCACTATTAACACTCGTTAAAGATACGCTAGTTTGTGATCTTGTGCCGTCTTTTTTTACGTTGTAATGTGTTGTGTGTCCCTTTTCATTAAATTCGCCACCGGAATAAGGCCGGTTGTTTGTAGGTTTTGCTGCTTTTTTTAAGCTGTTATATGCGTTGATTGCAACATTACGAGGTATTATTTTTTTTCTAAATTTTGCTATACAACGCTTTGTTTCGGAACAATATACATCAGCATCATAGGTGACTAGTAAATTGTAGTCGCTTTCAGTTAATAAAGTTCCTGCAAGTTTTTGCGCTTTTTCGTCTGAGATTCTAGGTTTAAGATTGTGTTGTGTTGTCATTGTTATATTGTTTATATAATTCCTCAACAACTTTATATATTGTGTCAGTCAGGTTATCTGTAGAAAATTTTTTTCTCAAATACAATTCCCACTTACGAAAGTTAGGCTCAGTTTCTGTGTTTAAAAATAACTGTACCATTTTGACGTGGCTGCTTTGTATGTTTTCGTCAGGGTAATCATACTCGCCTGTATCTTCTACCTTGCTATCGAACGATGTATCTTCCCATTTAGGAATATCTAGTCCCCATTGTTTAAGTTCTTCTGCATCCCATTCGTTAGCAAGTATGTCCCAATCCCACTCACCAAAGTTGCTGTTATCTTTTATAACGAATTCTTTTTCTTTTTCGCTAGATAAATCTGCAACTTTTACTTCGACTTCTTTTATACCTGCCTCTATTGCTGCTTTGAGCCTCATATTACCGCCTAGAACTACATTGTCTTTATTTATAATAATCGGCCTTAGTTTTAGCATTTCAGGAAAATCTCTTATGCTTCTTACTAATTTATCAAATTTATAGTCTTTGATTATTCTAGGGTTTTCAGGGTTAGGTAATATTTTGCTTACTGATAATTTCATTTCGTTCGTAGTTTTAGTAAATTATAACACTCTGCGTATTTTTCTTTTGCTTTCGATTTATATTTTTTTTTGAATAATATAAACAACTTTTTTCGATATTGAAAATCAGTATCGCAATCTGCAAAATACTTTTGTGCAAATTTAACTCCTTTTCCCGAAAAATAATTAACGTTGTCTGCAGTATCTCCTGCAATCATTTGTTCGTAGAAATTATAACGTGCCTCAGATTCTGAGATTTGTATTACCTTGGAGTGTTGATGATGATAGTTGTAATATAAACAAGGAAATTGTTTGTAATCTTTGTCTAGTGTTACAATCATAACACTTTCTCGGCCGACCACAGATGATATTTCGTACCAATACCTTGCAACCACATCGTCAGTTTCAACTCCGCAAGCATTAATCGAGTTGTATTGCGTTGTAACATAGTCGTGCATTTCTTCTAGAAGCGGTGGCCTCTCTACGTATGATCTATTAGCCTTGTACACAGGTGTTATTAGCTTACGGAAGTTTCCTTTAGCATTGTTGAACACTTTGTACTCTGCAATAATATGCGTTTCTTCAATGTTGTTTAATATTGAATGAAATACCTCTTCGAATTTAGCAATCGCAAGGTTTATGTCTGTAAAATATTTGCTTCGAGTCGTATAACACGATGAAAACACGAGCGAGTCAGCATCAATTAATAATATCATCGATTTTTTTTAACGTTTTTTTCCACCAAGTTTCTTGAGTTTCAGCTATTGTAATTGTTTCGACTCCGTTAGCTATACGCCGACGTACTACAATATCACTGCCTAGTCTTTTTGAATGTTCCATCATAATTTATCAACTAAATTTTCTACTCTTTTTTTTAATTGTTTTTCTAATATAATATTGATACGAGATTTTTTAACCCTCACAGGGTTGTTGTACGCTAAATCTTCATAAAATATGTATTCTTTGCCTTGGTATAGCATATTAACAATGACTTGTACATCCGGCGCGAGTAAGCTAACAAAAAAAGCTTTCTCGTGAATATTCATTTTAGAATGTATGTCTAACAATCTTATTGCTTGAGATTCCTCTATGCTATTCTTCGTCATTTTTGCTTCTTTGAAAAAAACCTGCTTTTTGTGCGTATCGTCTTAGTTTTTGCCTGTAGATTATTTCATCTTTATTTTTTAAACGATACCTGTCGTTCTGTTCTTTTTTCTTTACAGGGTCGTATTTCTCTCGTCTTTTTTTATTATAATCCGTTTCGGTGTTTTCACGATAGGCCTTTTGATTTGCTAGTATTCTTTTTTTGTTTTTAAGATACCAGAGTTTTTGATATTCTTTTTTTGTCATTTTATTTATTTTTTTCGATTAATTTGCTTTGTAACTCACGAAAATTATCATCGTATAGTTCCGAAGATCGAACTTTGACTGAATCCTCTAAGTTAATTTGTAGTGATGCGCCATTAAAACAAACAGGCATATCTCGGTCTAATTCCATACAATGCGCTACAGTTTTACCGCCATCTTGATAGTCAATTTCTACAGGCACGAATATATCTTTTGCGAGTAGGCCTATCATAAATTCTTTGTCGTGCATATCCATCTCGGTATACAAGTCTATTATTTTATCTTTTATCATAATTTTTCGTAATGTGAATATTTATTTTCATTTGAGCATTCAGGGCAATATTCCTCTGTAGTAGGTTCATTACAATTTTTACATAAACCATATTCTTGACGCAAATGCTCTGCTATTTCGTGCCAATTAACGTCATTTAAAAAGGCGTGTGCATAGTCTTTAGCTATTCCTTCGCTTTGTTCGTCAATTATTTCACTAACCCATTCTGCTAGTTCTTCGCTACTCCAACCTGCTAGATGTTCGTTACCATCTATTAATTCTAAATTAACACGCCAAGTAGCGTAATTAGACCAACCATTGTGCTGATGAATTACTGTTTTAAATTTTGTCATAATTTTAAAGTTTTTGATTTTTGTTCTAGTTCATTAAATTTGTTTTCTGATTTTCTTGCGCGTTCGATTGCGCGGTTTTTGTCAGAACGATACTCGCTTACAATTCCGCGAAGTATTTCGTTTTCTGCTTGTATATTAAAAGTATAAAAATACATACGATTAAATGCAGCTATCACCTTATCTAAAGTGTCATTAGGCTTTTGTTTTTGCCATTGCAATAGAATATTGCTAACGAGTTCAAAGTCGTTACTGTATTCTATTTCTTGAAGTAGACTGATTTTTTTGTCTGTATCGCTTTTTGTCATATGACGAAGTTCTAAAAAAAAAGTTAATTAGCAAAAAAATTAATAGCTAATATTAAAATTTGTGATACTTGCGTCTTTTTCTTCTAATAAAAACACTTCTTTCTCCATTCTTTTTTTCGTCCAATATGTAGTATCAGGGCATTTTAAGGTTGTCACTTGTGGCATTTCTAAATTGTTTAGCCAATATAGGTAGTTCGCTTTTGGGTCATTCACAAAATATAATTTTACAAGGTCAGCCGGCATATCCATTAATTTCTCGTATTTATATTTTTCGAGCATTTTTGTAGGATAGTATTTAGTTCTAAACTTCATTTCTAAGACGCATTGTATTCCTTTAGGTGTTTCGCCTACAGCATCATAGTGTTCGAATTTACCGCCGCACCAATCTAAGTCCCAACCGGCTAAAGTAAGCACATTTACTACGGCCTGTTCCCATAGGTGCGTATCCTTGATATTCATATGCAACGTTTGTGTATATCATCTATATCTTTTGCCCACTGCTTTACTAATTCTTTGTTTGAAGAGCTACACAAACACGGTACATAGTAACTATGATTGTAATACTTGCTATGTAACTTAGATAAAAACTTAAGATCGGTAGTACTAAGTGTATGTCCATTATAATCTTTTTTAAATTCTGACCAAGCTTGAACGTCCTCTACTTCCATAGGTCAAGTTTAATATTATTAAGTTTATTTTTTCTTTGCTCGCAACCGCAAGATTCATATCCTAACAAATCTATTACAATTTTATTCACGAGCCATTTTATACCGGTGTATTTAAATATCGTTTCGAGAGCGTTTCCTATTTTCATATTTTAATTTTATTTGTTCTTTGATGTGATTAATTGTGTTTCGCAAACTCCAATAGGTAATTTTTGTGTCCTTCGAAAGCTTAGATATTTGCACTTCATCATAGAAAATTTCTTTGAAAATTCTTCTAAGATAATATTTTTCTAGTTCTTCTTTAGTATAATTTACTTCGTTTATATTATCTTGCTCTAAAAGGTCTAAGTATAATTCGTCATTATACCATTCATTAATTACTTTTTGTCGCACTTCTGAATCGAGAGTATCATTGACATAGATTGTGTCTTCTAAATCAGTCAATAAGTCGTCATTGATTTCAATTTTTTCTATTTTACTATTTTTTCTAACGTAGTCTAAATATAAATTTCGCAAGGTTAAACACACATATGAGATGTTAATATCGTCGCCGTACATAATATCGCTGTTAGTTTTTTTTAAGTGTTTGTCGATTTTTATATACATTTCTTGTACGATATCTTCGCACAAATGATTCGGGCAACCATATTTGCGTAAATAATTTACCCACAGTTTGTGTTTTTTATGAAGTAAAATTAATATTCCCACCACGTTATATGTATTCCAAAAACTAAAAACATTATAGTTAGTTGATGATACATATCTTCGTGTTCGACAGGAGGATCGTCAGGCGGAAGATTCGGGTTAAAATATAGAAACCCTACGCTAATGCCATACAAAGGAATAAATTGCACATCAATACCCATTTTTTATTTGTGAAGTTACGGAATATTTTTCACCTCACTTATATAACGTCAAAATGGTGCGTTTTGCGGATGTTTTACTGATTGTAATAAATCATTACCGCTAATTGTATAACCTACATTATTTTTCAGAGCGCGCAAAGGTATTGGTTTTTCGAGAGGTGTCGGCCTGCCGCCTGTTTCAATTTCTTTTACTTTGCGAATGTGTAAGTAACAAATCATCCAATCGCTTTCGTGTTGTACGTACCTGTGTATTACCATAAAATCATCTGCACGGTTAACGAATTTACCGCCACCCTCAACGTCACTCGCCATAGGCGGTATCGGATGCCCTGCATATTGATCGATTGCACCGTGTTTTTTCCTTAATGCTTCGGTGTTTGCGTGTGTGTTAAGCCAAATAGTAACATTATTTTTTTTACAAAATATTCGAAACTCTGTACAAGCAGCATAGTCGTACTCGTGACCGCCTAAGCTTTTTAACATCTCAGGGTCTTTGCGTAAACTATTATACGGGTCAATAAATAGGCCGTGGTATTCCCAAGCTTTTTTTATTTGCTCTGCTAGTTCTAACAAATCTTTGTAGGTGTACATTCTAGTATTGTCTACAAACTTAAAATGTTCGTTTACGAATTTTGCTGATTTTTTAAAGCTATCGTTGGAAACTAAATTGAGTGGTTGTTTCTCTAAAAATTCTATAAGCTTTTTTATAAGCGTGTAAGATTCATTCTCGCTAGAATATACGAGCCACCTTTTGTTGTGTTTCACGCTATACAAAAGCATTAAATAAAGCGCAACAGATGTTTTGCCTACGTTAGCGTGGCCGAGTATAACATTAAAATTAGAACTTTTTAATCTAAAGTGTTTGTCTATATCAGGTATTTTGAGGCCTGCAGATGTCTGTATTTTGCCCTCTCTGATTTTTTGTAAATATGCAATTTCATCTGCAAACTCTATAAGCATTTAGCGAATTTATAAAAAAAAACAGGGGATACGCTAAATTATGACAAAAAGCGTAGCAGACTATGTAAGTGTGTCTTTCCCCTGTAAGGGTTAATTAAAAAGGGATATCGTCATCTGCTTCGTTCCTGTCGGGCATATGCTGTGAAGCAGCTACAGCTTGTTCATCTACTTTTTTTACTACGACTTCATACGGATAGTAAGGCGGGTTTTTGCCTAGCTTAACTTGTGTGTAGAACTTTTTTTCTTTATTAATTATAGGCATACCGTTTTCGTCTTTGTCACGTTGATTCTGCCAAAATTCAATAATTTCTTCGAGATTTCCGTTTCGTTCGAATTTTATAAAATCTTGTTTGCCTGACCTAACATACCAAGGTGTTTTTATGTTTTCGTATTTTGCCATAATTAGTTCATTTTGCTATTAACATATTCAAACATCTCGTCTGCTTTTTCGTACATCTCATCTACTGAAATTACATCTGCTACGACTAAATCTTTCGCGTAAGACAATACCATCGTAATATACGAAGTATTATTCTTTTTTGGCTTATAGCTAGTGCTATTATCTTCACGAATTAGTTGTCCGTTACCTTTGTCGTTAATTGTATAATTAATAGTCGATCCGGTTTTGTAAGGAAACTCTTTGTCTTCGGGTTTACTTTTACAAAAAAATAAAAGGCTATCACCTTGCGAGTGATTAAATTCTACGAAAAATTTTCCCATTCCTTGGAATATTCCGTTTTGTGTTACTGACTTGATTGTTCCTGTCATAATTTTTAGGTTTAGATTAGAAAAAAAGCGGTATTGCTACCGCCCGAAATTTAATTAAAATGAAAGTATTTTTAGAGGCTTTACTCCTAGCCTGTCGTCTTCGAAAGTTGGTATTACTTCGATACAAGGTGTGTAGGCTGGCAAGCCTAGTTTATCACGTACTTCTGCAGTTAACTCGACAGTAATATTACCGCTTTCTTCTGTGGTAACTTTGAATAAATCATCGTTAAAATGTAGTGTCATAATTTAATTTTTTAAGATTATGAAGCTAATATCTAAAAAATATTTTAAATAACCTGCAAATCTTTTATTTTATTTTTATACATATCAATTTTACCTAACAAATCTGCATTAGAGAACTTTGTTATATCTCGAGATTTTTTAAGTAATTTATCAGATGTATTCTCGCCGTACTCTGCATTTAAGTTATTGCCGAATATGTATTGTTCGCCATATCTTGCGACATTGCAAGCGTAACATTGCACTTGGCAATTCGTTTCGTCCCATCGTGTCGAGTAATGCTTCCGGCTTTGGAAATGTCCACATTGTAGTTTTTTATAATTATCTTTTTTGCCACAAGTATAGCACTGTGCTATTTCATTTTTTGACTTTCTTAATCGTATGTATGTGCTAAAAACTGCATCGAGTTTTTTTACGATATTTTTCCTACTCTGTGTTGGCATCTCGTAAAAGTAGTCTGCCTAAAGAGTCGTCTAATTTTTTTATAGCGCGATATATGTACTTAGAATTAAACTCGGCCTCTATCATTTCTGTTTTTGTAGAGTCAATTCCTGTGTTAGTATATTGAACAGCATTCATTTCTAGCAAACGATCAATTTTAGAAGAATTACTAATCGTTTTATATGACATAATTTTATCAGTTTTTTGGCGTATCATTCCTTCCATATTTTTCTACGATATATATAACGTATATATAATATATATATATATAATAATATAACGTATTTTAAGCGCTTCTAAGAAACTTTTATTATAAAGTTAATAAATGTTATTAATAAAGCAAAAAAACGCAGCAAATACGCTCTAATTATCTGTGTTTGTTGTTTCCGAATACTTTCTCTACGCCTCGACTGCCAAAATAACCTCCTATTACAATCGTCAAAAGACCCGTGATATCGTCTAGAGGGTAACCTAGATACCAACCTGTAACGTAACTAAGAGTTAGAAATACAAGCGTCAAAGGCCTAACGTTGCTAGCGAGCCAAGTTCCCGAATTAGCATCTGCTACCCACCGCTTAGTGACACCGTCCATCTCTGCTCGTTCTGACCTAAGTTTTTCTAGCGCGATGTCTTTGTCTTGGTCTGACATATCTGACCCGCCTATAATTGCTTCAATTACATTACCAACAGGAGTATCCTCTGCAATAGCGCCGACTACTCTAGGTATTTTTTGTAACAAAAATTTTCCTACGCCGGTGTCTTTAAATTTTTTTTTAGTTTTTGACATAGAAATAATATATATTTAAAGATATTAATACTAATGATATTGACCAAATATTCATATGCCAATGTTCACCACACGTGCCAAACACGTGCCTCAATATTTCTATTTTACTCATAAATTTATAATTTGATTGTAGAACCTACAGTATCAGTAAGTCCATATGACATTTTGCGCTTTGCTCTCATCTGAGTCAGTATGTACAAACGTTTTAGCAATACCGAGTCTGTTAAATCCAGCTTTTTGAAGCGCTGTAATAATAATCCATCTTTCGCGTGAATTTGTATATGCGATATCGACTGCTTTTCCAATGAGATGACTCGAGTCCGATTTTCCTCCAACCGCTTGATTGTGTTTTGGAGATCGATAGGCTGAATTAATTTTGAACGGAATGTTGGCAATTTCACGTGCATTATCGAGCATCTGTAAAAAATTATCGTCCATATTACTACTACTGCCAACAATGTCAGGCGAGTCGAATTCTTCATTACTAAAATATTTAAGATTCATTTTTGCACTCGTTTTTACAGCCACACTTTCCTGTTTTACAATCGTCGTAATTCAGCGTGTGGTTTAACATTAATCTGTCAATCGTGTCGTCTTGTAACTTTATTACCATACTTTCTAGCATATCTTTTGACGCTACAAGCATTTCGATTTTCATTTCTAAATTGCTAATTTTCTTTTTTGCTGCTTCTAAATCATCAGGGTTACGGCCTGTGATTGACGAAATAACCATTGCGAGACTTGCAACTATCATTCCAATTATTGTGTTTACGATTTGTGCATTTTCGTTAGGTATTTTGTATCTAGTTAAATAAAATAA